GTGTCGCGTGTGTTCCGGTCGAATCCAGGGGGTTAACTCGTTACCGATAGGGGTTTTCGGGGTTTTTCAAAAATAGTTGGGGCGAGGGGGGCAAAAATTTGATCGGGAAATCCAACCCCACCGAAGTGGGGCGCCAAGGGCCCGTGACCGTCGCGGCGCTTTACGTCGATCCGCGGGGGCCGTACCCGAAGCTAGCCGGCGTCGATCCGTGGGACGCGAAGCGCGACGCGCGAAACTACGCGGGCCCGTGGCCCGTGGTGGCCCACCCACCGTGTGGCCCGTGGGGAATGCTTCGGCATCTCTACCAAGGCGCCGAGCATGAGTTAGGGCTTTACGCCGTCGGGCAAGTGCGGATTTGGGGCGGCATCCTAGAGCACCCCGCACACTCGGCGCTATGGCCGGCGTCGGGCTTGCCGCGTCCGCTGCCCGGTGAGGCCGACGAATTCGGGGGCTACTCCGTCGAGGTGTGCCAATGCGATTGGGGCCACCCGGCGAGAAAGCGTAGCTGGCTTTACATGGTAGGCGTTGACCGAGCTCGGATCGTTTTTCCGCCGCGCCGCGAGCCGACGCATTGGTGTAGCGGATCGCGTAACGCGCCGCGCGGGCCGGTGCCGGCGGGGATCAAAGTGTGCTCGTCGCGGCAGCGTCGGCGCACCCCCGAGGCATTCGCGCGGTGGCTCGTCGCGCTCGCCGCAACGGCCGAAAGGGGGGCAGCATGAGATCCAAGGGTGGCGTACTCTTGATTCGCACCGGTCTAACGCAGCAAGAAATCGCCGCGCGCCTTGGGTACACGCGCGCCCGCGTGTCGCTCTTCGAGAATGGCGAGCGTCGGCCGGGCCCCAAAAACCGGGCGCTCTTTTGCTCCGAATTCGGGATCCCACCGGAGTCGTGGGACGAGCCCGCGACGGGGCAACTCGTCGCGTTGAATGGGGGCGCCAATGGACTTCCGATTTCTCTTGACCCTGGAGCCACGGGGCTCGAGGTGGGGGGGAAGATGCCGCAAAAAACGAACGGCGCCGCGTGGTCGCTGCAAGCGAGGGCCGAACGGCTGCAAAGGGTCTTCGACGGGATCCTAGATCAACTCGAAGAGCCGAGCTCCACCCCCCAAGAGCGCGCGAGGCTAGGTCAAAAGGCTACGCAAATGCTCGCCGATATCGGCAAGCTCACCGGCGAGAATCAAGAGATCCCCGCGGCGCGTCTCTTACGGCTGCCGATGTGGCGCAAGATCCAAGCGCAAATCGTCGAGGCGTTAAGGCCGTACCCCAAGGCGCTCGCCGCGGTGGCCAAGGCGCTCGAAGAAATCGCCGGCCGCTAGGGCCCTTTGCGCGGTGCCCGCCCTATAGCCAACAATCCCCCCGAATGGAATTGATCAGCTTATCGAACACCGAGCGAACGAAAGCGCGACTCATCGAGGTGGCATCGATCACGGCGTTTCCGTCTTCGTCGCGGTGGATCGTTATCTCCCCAACTCCGGCGTTTTCTGTTTCCCACGCGATAACGAGCCCCTCTTGCGTCACTGATACGAGCTTCGCCGAGGTGATCGTGAAGTCTGGCGGCCCGCCTTTTTCTTGCCGCGCGAGCATGCGCGCCATAGCTTCGGGCGCGTCACCCCGGGCAAGCATGTCGCGAATCTCTTCGGGGTTTTTCATTGGCGCGCCTAGCCCTTTGCGGTGGGGGTTTCCTCTGCCGGCACGGGCACGAAAGTGCCGTCTTTCTCGTAACAAAGGATCGCGTGCATCACACACGCCACGTCTCGAAAGTCGTCTCGCGAGCGCGCGTGCTTGCCACACGCGATACAGATCCAAACCTGGCCCTCGGGGGCGGGCGGCTCGGGATCTCTGTCGGGGCTCACGGGATCCGATCCTGGCCACGTCGCACAAGCCAAGCTTCGAGCTCGGCTTTCGCGCGGTCGCGATCGAAATAGTAACGGGGCCACCCGTCGGCCCTGTCGATAGCGCGGGCGAGCTCGCCCCACGCGTCGAGGATCGCGAGGTACTTGCCGCGGTCACAGTAGGGCGGGCGCGGCGAAAGCCATATCGAACACTCGCGGCCGAGGATCCAAAGATGGCCCGGATGACCGGGGGGCTCGATCCATGTCATCGGGGGCCCGGGGTGTCGCTCGTCGTCGCGCGACGTAAAGGCGGGCAGATTCAAGAGCTCGCGAAAGGGCATTCTGTCGGGTGGCTTTCCCACTTGGCCCGCCGACCCTAGCGCAAATTGGCTACATGTTGCCAGCCAAAAAAGAGAGGGGCGAGCGGGCCACCACAACCCGCCCGCCCCTCAAGGGGCGCCACACACACCCAAACCAGCACACTCCCAAAGCGCGCTCACCCTATCACTAGGCGTCGACGCGATCCAAGAGGCGCCCGCCTTTGTGCCTTCCGGTGTAACCACAAATGGAGCTAGCCCCTAGGGAATGACCACCCGGGGGGGCTTCGAGGTCGAGCGGAGACGCGGCAACGCATGGCAACGGCCGAAGACGCTAGCGGCATCGCTCGCGCTCGCCCTCAAGGCGGCAGCGGCCGAAGAAGCGGCAAGCGACGAATCGATCCTAACGTGGCCGTCGACGCGCTACCGGCGCGACCCGGTGGGCTTCTTCCGCGAAGTGCTCGGCATCGATCCATGGTCAAAACAAATCGAGCTTATCGAGGCCGTACGCGACCACGATCGGGTAGCGGCGGGGGCCGGCCACAAGGTCAGTAAGACAAACTCGGCCGTCGGCTTGGCCTTGTGGTTTTTCTGTTCTTTCGAAGATGCCCGGGTGGTCATGTCTTCGACGACCTCTAGGCAGGTTGACGAAATTCTATGGCGTGAATTGCGAATGCTTCGGCACCGCGCGGGAAAATGCCTCGCGTGCAAGGCGGCCGACCCGAGCGATAAGACCATACCCCGGCCGTGCCCGCACTCCGCGCTCATCGGGGGGCAGCTCGCCGACCTCGCGCGCTCGGGGCTTCGAGACGGCTTTCGGGAAATCGTCGGCTTTACGGCGAAAGAGGCCGAAGCCGTGGCCGGCATCTCGGGCAAAAATATTTTCTACATCATTGACGAAGCGAGCGGCGTGCCCGACAAGATTTTCGAGGGCATCGAGGGCAATCGCGCGGGCGGCGCTAAGCTCTTGATGATCTCGAATCCGACGCGCACCGAGGGCGAGTTTGCGGCGGCATTCTACGCGAAGAGCTCTTTTTATAAGACACTCAAGATCTCCAGCGAAGAAAGCCCCAACGTTGTCACCGGCCGCGACATGATCCCCGGGCTCGCGACCCGCTCTTGGATCGAAGAGAAGCGGCGCGAGTGGGGCGAAGACTCGCCGCTTTACAAGGTCCGAGTGAAGGGCGAGTTTGTGCTAGCCGAAGACGGCAAGATCCTCACCTTGCACGCGATCATGACGGCCGAGCTTCGGTGGAGTGAGACGCCGGAAACGGGCCGACTCTATATCGGCCTCGACCCCGCGGGCCCGGGGGGTGCGGGTGACGAAAGCGTTTTCGCGCTTCGGCGTGGCCAGAAAGTGATCCAGCTTATCGGGATGCGAGGGCTTAACGAAGAAGCCCACCTCGTGCATTTGCTAGGGCTTATCGGGGTGAATCGACAAGCGCGCGAAGAGTGCCCGATCGTGGTGCTCGATAGGGAGGGCCCGATCGGCTCAAGGCTCTTCGGGCTCTTGCGATCCCACGTCGACGGTAACCCCGACGCTTTCGAAATCGTGGGGGTGCGCGCGAGCGATCGGGCGAGTCGGCAGCCGCAAATTTACGACCGTGCTCGGGATGAGCTCTTCGCGAATCTTGAGGCGTGGCTACGCGGGGGCGGCGCCATCCCCGAAGACGCACGGCTAGAGCGCGAGCTCCACGCGGCCTCGTGGTCGCAGAACATTAACGGCCGGCTCAAGGCCACGCCGAAAGAAGAGCTAAGAAAGACGATCGGCCACTCCCCCGATCGCGCCGACGCGGTGGCGTTAGCCGTGTGGGAGGTAAGCGCCCTCGCCGGCCAAGCCGAGAAGCGCGGCGCCCCACCCGCCGAAGAAGACCGCGCGGGCGCGCTCGATCCGTACGGCGGGGGGGGCGATATGTACGGCGCCACATTCGACCCCTATCGATAGGGCCGCGCCACTTCGTTACCGTTTGTTACCTTTTGTTGCGCGGGCCGTTCTGTCATTCGTCGAAATGTGGCGGGGTGGAAAGAACGGGTAGCGGCCTTGCTCGGCGTCTCGGGATACGAGATGCCCCCGCGCGCCCCAAGCCTCGACGATCCCGGTGTCGAGCGGCAGCGCAAGCAATACGGCGGGCAGCTTACGCCGCTGCCGACCACGCAAACCCGCTGGTATTTGCGCGATCTTGAGACGGCGCAATTTGCAGCCGACGCGGGGGATCTCGATATCGTCGGCCGACTCTGCCGGGCGATGCTACGCGACGGCGCCCTTTCCGGGCTTCTCTCGACGCGTACGAGCGGCCTCGTTCGATTGCCCAAGAGGTTTTACGGGCGGCCCGAAATCGTTAACGAGCTGCAATCGCGTAACGGATCGCGCTCGGTCTTCGATGAAATGTTCCCACCGTCCGAGCTCGCGAGCATGTGCCGCGACGGCATCCAAGCCGGCGTCTCGGTGGGCGAGCTTGTGCCCGTACCCGGCCGCGATCATCCCCGGCTTTGCCGGCTTGATCTGCAATGGCTCCAATATCGCTGGAACGAAAACCGGTGGTACTACAACTCCACCGTCGGCCCGCTCGCGATCACGCCGGGCGATGGCCGTTGGATCTTGCACACGCCGGGGGGCCACGTCGCGCCCTGGCAAAATGGGCAATGGTCGGCGCTCGGCCGCGCGTGGATCAACAAAGAACACGCCATGCTCCACCGGTCTAACTACGGTGCGAAGCTTGCCAACCCGGCCCGCGCCGCCGTCGCCCCCATCGGCGCGACCGAAGCCCAGCGGCGTAACTTCATTCGCGACCTAATCGCGTGGGGCGTGAACACCGTTTTTGAATTGCCGATCGGGTGGGATGTCAAGCTCATCGAAAGCAACGGACGCGGCCACGAGGTTTTTAAAGACGATATCGCATCGAGCGATCTTGAATACATGATCTGTCTTGCCGGCCAAGTGGTCACGGTCACCGGCGGCAGCGGATTCGCGAACGCCGATATTCACAAATCGATCCGCGCCGACCTCATTAAAGACACGGCCGACGCGCTTGCGTACACGCTCAATACCCAAGGGATCCCCCCGTGGGTGGCGCAACGCTTCGGTGAAGACGCGATCGACACCGGCGGATTTGTCGAATGGGATGTCACCCCACCGCGGGATCTCAAGGTCGAGGCCGACTCGATGATCTCGACGGCGCAAGCGCTTACGCAATTGCACGCGGCGCTAGCCCTCTTCGGTTCCGACGTCGACGCGCAAGCGATTGCCCGCCGCTTCGGCATCCCCATTGCGGGCGACGAAGACGGCGACGGCGCCCCCGATAAGAAACTACTTTTGCCCGCGGCGCCCGCGCCGGACGAAGAAGCATCGAACGTCGTACCCATCTCGGGGGCCGCATGAGGATCGATCGCATGAAATGCGCGATCGACTTGCGCACGCTCGCGGCCGACGGGGTCGAGCGTGATGCCGTCGGCGCGGCGCCCAAGGCTTTCCGGATTTGGAAAGCCGGCGAGAATCAAACCGACAAGGGCTTAACCGTCTTTACCGAAGACTCCGCGAAAGCGCTTATCGCCGAGCAAGCCGCGCGGCAAAATCTTTTTTCGATCGACGTCGACCACCTATCGCTATCGGAGTCGGCGCCGCCCGAAGCGCGCAAGGCCGTGGGGTGGCATCGGCTCGAGGTACGACGCGACAAGCGTGGCGAGCCCGAACTATGGGCCACGAGTGTCGAATGGACCGATGTGGCCAAGGTCGGCCTTGAGAAGGATCCGCCGGAGTGGCGTTACTTCTCACCGGCGTATGACGTCAACACGAAGACGCGCGAAGTAACCGCCTATCTGAATACCGCGTTAACGAACAATCCCGCGACGTGGGGGGTTACTGCCCTCGCTTCGTCGCGGGCGGGGGGTGCTCAAATGGCCGAGGGGAAAATGTCAAAAGAGGATGTCTTGGCGGCGCTCGCGGCCATGGCCAACGGCGACGAAGAGGACATTAAAAAGTGCGCTAAGGCGGCGCTTGCCGCTTTCGGATCGCCCGGTGAGAAGCCGGCCCCCGAGGGCGAAGAGCCACCGGCCGAAAAGAAAGAGGGCGACGAGCCCGCGGCCGACGCCGAAGAAGAGCCGACCGAGAAAGACGCGGCCGACAAGGCCGACAAGAAAGACACGACTCCGGCAGCCGACACGGTGGACAAGGATCCCGTGCTCGCGCTCGCGCGTCGCGTGCAAGCCCTCGAAGCCGAGCGGGCCCACGAGAAAGAGAAGACCGAGCGCGCTTCGCTTCTCGCCTCGCGGCCCGACTTTGCGCCCGAAGTTCGGCGCGTGCTCGAGGGTGCGGGCATCGAGACGCTACGCACGGCGTGTAAGACTTTCCCGCGCGGGCCCGTCAAGCGCGCCGCCGCTGCCGATACCGTGACCGCAACGCGCGGCGCGGGGCAAGGCGGAAACGATGACACGCAACGCGACGGGTACACGCTCGCCGAGCTCGATCATCAGATGGGGATTAAACCCCGCGTCGACGGGGTCAAAAACGAGGGCACGCGTTTGACGCTTGGCGTGATGACACCGGACCAAGCGAAAGCCGTGCTCGCCACGCGTTCGAAGGGAGGCAACTAATGGCCGCGCTTACCACGATGCAAGCCCGCCGCGAAGTGCGGGGGACGTTCAAAGTTTACACGCTCGCCATGGGAAACAAGTGCTTCCAGGGCGGCGCGATCATGCTGAACACCGCGACCCAAAAAGTCGTGTCGGGCTCGAATGCGGCGGCCGTCGGCTTGATCTTTCTCGGTTACGCCACCGAGAACGTCGACGCCACTTTGGCCGACGCGCCGGTCAATGTGAATTTGATCGACGAAACCACGTTGACCTATTGGGATAACGGCACCGGTGGCGACGCGGTGGCCGCGACGGATCTCGGGCAGAATGCATACGCGCTCGACGATCACACCGTTTCGATCCTCGCTTCGGGCAAATCGGTCGTCGGCATTATCAAGGACGTAAGCGCGACCTATGGAGTCGGTGTCGAGAAAGTACGCGGGCGCGCCGCTAGCATTCTCGCCTCGAATCCGACGGCGCCCGCATTCGTCGCGGGGGATATGGTCCTAACCACCGTCGCTAACGGGGCAATGTACGACGTCCCTACGACGGCAGCGGCCTCGACGATCACGCTACCCGCCGCGGCAGCGGACGGCACCATGGCCCGCTTCATGGCCGACGGTGTCAAGAATGGACACACGGTGCAATACCGCGACGCGACGGGCCCGGCCGTGCTTACGACGGCGCTACTTGCGCTAAAGCGGCACGTCGTAACCGTCTCGAAGCTTAACGGCAAATGGTTCGCTAACGCATACGTGAGCCCGTAAGTCGGGAAATTAGGGGGGATGGGTCATGCCTGCAATTACACCGACGTTCGTAATGGATCTCGAATCCCGTATGCGACGGATTACCGAGAATGAATATCTCCGACTTACCGCGTCGGATCGTATGTGGTGGCAGAAAGTCGCGAAGGTGATTTCGTCGGGCTCGCGCCGCGAGATCATCACGTGGGTTTTGAATACCGCGCAACTCGAAGACACCGGCCAAGGCGGCAACATCGCTTTCGACGATATGTTTATTCAAGAAACGGAGTACGTCCCGAAGACCGCGGGCAAGGGGCTCAAACTTCGCCGGCAGCAATTCGAAGATCTCGACGGCAACGGCACGCAACTCGCCTCCGATTGGAGCGCGCAAATGGGCGCGCAGCATAGTTATTGGCCGCAAAAGTCGGTGGCCAATTTGCTTAAGGCGGGCGAGACCACGACGGCCTACGACAACGTTTTCTATTTCGCCAAAAATCACCCGCTGAATCCATTTCAGACGTCGGTAGGAACGTACTGCAATCTCTTCACGGGGGCCGCCGCATCGGCGCCGACGACGGATCCGAACAAAGCGATCTACCCCGGCGCGTGCAAGATCGACGACTCGGTCACGATGGAGATTGCCCTCCAAAACCTCGCGAAGGTTTATGGCTATATCGCGTCGATCAAGATGCCGAATGGAAGCGACCCGCGCGGGCTTCGGCCGGCCGGCATCATTTGCGGGCCCACGCTATTCCCGCGCGCGGTGGGGCTCACGAGCGCGAAGTTTTTGGCAATGACCGCGGGCGCCGCGGCGGCCCAAGGGGGCAGCTCGGATATCCAAGGGCTTATCTCGGCGCTCGGTTATGGGATGCCGATCCAAGCCGACGAGTTCGCGGGGTACGAATCCGAAACGAGCTACTTCGTTTTGGCCGAGCAAATCGCGAGCTCGCAACTAAGCGCCGTCGCGTACGTCGATCGCGAGCCTTTCACGATCCGGTATTACACCGGGCGCGGTGGGGGCAATGGCGTCGACGCGATCTTGGATCGCGCCGATATCCTCGAATGGCACACGAGCGGGCGCAACGTCGCGGCGCCCGGCCACCCTTGGCTGCTGTTTAAGGTCAAGGCCGCTTAATTGGCAATAGGGGGATCCGGCCCGGGGTGAAAAGCTATCCGCCGGGTCGGGCCCGTTAGGGGGGGCCCGGTGGCGTATCTCACGTTCGCAGAATTCAAGACGCGATCCACGATGCCCAAAGAGGACGTCGACGCGGTCGAAGTTGCGGCCAATGGCTACACGGCCGCGCAGCTTAGCGAATGGAGCTCGCGCATGGATTCCATTTTGCGCAAGCGTTACGCCGTCCCTTTTCTCACGCCTTACCCCGAGGTCATTCTAGGTTGGCTCGCGCGCCTTGTAACGCCGCGCGTATTTCTTCGGCGCGGGGTCAACCCGTCCGACGCGCAATTCGAGGCGATCGTGGCCGACGCTGCCGCGGCGCTATCGGAGATCAAAGAGGCCGCGAATTCAGACACCGGCCTTTTTGATCTGCCGCTCAAGGAGACAGATCCCGCGTCGGCCGTCGTCGCGGGCGGCCCGCAATCGTATTCCGAAACGAGCCCGTACGTGTGGACCGATGTCCAACGGGAAAACGCCGAGGAGAATCATGGCCGCTAATAACGCCGCTGCCCTCGCCGAGCTCGATCTTTTTATCCGGCACGTGCAAAACCTTACGGGCTTTGCAAAAGAGGCCGCGCCGCTTGTGGCCGTGGCCGTGAGGCGTGAGCTCACGCTTAACGTCGAGGCCGCGGTGGGGCCCGACGGCAACGCGTGGGAGTTAACCGAAGACGGCCAAAAGCCGCTACGCAATGCGATGGGCGCCGTGAAGATCGAGCCCATCGGCGCGACCGTGCTGATCACGCTAACCGGCGTCGAGGCACGCCACCACCACGGGTGGGTTAAGGGCGGCATTGCGCGCCCAATCATCCCCACCGAAGACATCCCCGACCCTATGGCGATTGCCATTCGCAAGGTGGTCGAGCGCAAGTTTGACGAATTGATGGGGGGTGCGTAATGGCCGATACCCTCGCCCTCTCGAAACTATACGGCGACGTCCAAGAGCTCTTCTCGGATTGGGGAATGAGCACCGTATTTGGCTTCGGTACGCGCGAGCCGACCAAGCAAACGAATCAAGCCACCGGCCGCGCAAATCGGATCGTCTTCGTGCGGGGCGATAAGGCGGGAGGCGTCGGCAAGATCGATTCACCGCGTAACCCCGGCCGCAATCCCAAGCCGCTCGCGACGCTCGTGGAATCCTTTCACGTTTACATTTGGGGGTGGGACGCGAGCGCGCCCGAAGACGAGCTTAAGCAATACGAGGCTACGCGCTTTCTTTACGATCTTTGGTACCGCGCGATGTACCACGCGGCGCGCGGCACGTTCGCGGTGCTCGCGAGCGAGTGGCAAACGCCAAAGAGCGAACGGCGCTTCGGCGATGAAATCATCGCGACGTGCACCATTGAAAGCGTGATCCCCGACTCGGCTTGGCCGATGCCGGATCAGCCAGTCATTAGCGACATCACGAACCGGATCGCGCTGCCTAGCGGCGACGAAATTTGTTGCGAGGGGTCCTAACGCAAGAGGGGGGAAGCCGTGCCGATACCTGACGTAATCATTACACAGCTCGATGGAGCCCTAGGAATTCTCCCCCCGTCGGCGGGCAAAATGCTCGCGTTCGTGGGGGTCGCTTCTTTAGGCGCCATCGCCACGCCGGCCGCATTTTCGCGCGCGTCCGACATCCAAGCGAACTTCGGCGAGGGCATTACCGTCGAGGCCGCGTGTTACGCGATCGAGCGGTATGGCAAGCCGGTGATCTTCGTTCGGTCGGCCACCTCGACGCCGGGCGCCGCGGGCGTGCTCGTGGATGATGGGGTGCTCGGTACGTCCGTTATTACCAATGACGTTTCGAGCGCACCCCTCGACGATTACGAGGCCGGCGTGCTCATCGTGGGCGGCGGCACGAAAGGCACCGCGGGGATCACCTACCAATGGACGCTCGACGGCGGCCGTACCTACTCGCCGATCACGGCGCTCGGCATCGCCGGTACGATCACGATCCCGAATTCGGGCGTGGTCTTCGCGATTGGCGCGGGCACCTTGCTCGCGGGTGACACATGGAGCACCCGCACCACGGCGCCCATTTCCGACGCGGCGGCCGTCGCGGCGGCATTGACGGCGCTCGGGGCCGCGCTCTTGCCGTGGGAATTCGCTTACGTGACGGCGCCGATCCTTCCCACCACGCTCGCCGCAATCGATACGGCCGCGAGTAGCCTAGCGGCGGCCGGTAAATTCCGGTGGTTCGTTGGCAATACACGCATGCCAAACGAGGGCGAAACTGAAGCGGCGTATAAGACGTCGCTTGATGGGCTCTTTGGCGACCTCTCTTGTAAGAGCCTTTCGCTTTACGCGGGCGCCGCGAAGACCGTCTCTAGCGTCTCGTACCGCAACTATCGCCGGCCGATCGCATTCTCGGTAGCGCCTCGCCAATCAAGCGTCTCGGAAGAAATCAACCTAGCCGAGGTCGACCTAGGGCCGCTGCCCGGGGTCACGATCCGCGATTCGAACGGTAACCCCGACGAGCACGACGAAGCCATAAACCCCGGCCTCGACGATTCGCGCTTCGGCACGGCGCGCACGTGGGACGGGGTAGAGGGGGTTTACATCACGTGGCCGCGGATCTTCGCGCCCACCGGATCCGATTTTCAAATCGCGCCCTACCGCCGGGTCATGAATTTGTTTTGCGAGACGGTGCGACTCTACATGCTCCATCGAATCGCGAAGCCGATCCGCGTGGACAAGGCCACCGGCTTTATCCTCGAAGCCGACGCGCTCGAAATCGAGGCCGGTGCCCTCGCTCAATTGCGAACGGTGCTCATGAAGAAGCCGAAAGCGAGCGACGTGCAATTTGTTCTTTCGCGTACCGATAACCTGATTTCGACGCAAACGCTCACCGGCGACGGTCGGCTAGTGCCGCTCGCGTACCCGAAGTTTATCGAGATAGTTCTAGGTTTCAATAACCCGGCGCTTCGCGTCGTGGCCGTCTAAGGGGGCTCACAATGGCCGACGCAATTAGGGTTAACGGCAATCAATACGGGTGGGGCTCGATCATTCTCAAAATCGAGGGCGAGGCTTTCTATGGTTTCACGGCCGTGAGCCATAGCCAAAAGCGCGAGCGGACGAAAGCCTACGGGATGGGCAAGCACCACGCCCCCCGCGGCCGACCACGCGGCAAATACACCGTGGAAAACGCCAAGCTCACCGGGTGGAAATCGAGCGTGCAAGCGGCCCGCGATGCGCTCGCCGCAAAGTCGGCGACGGGCAAAAACTATGGAGACGTCGTTTTCCAAATCGTGATCCAATACGTCGAAGACGACGAAAGCCCTATCACCGAAGAGCTCGTGGATTGCGTGTGGGCCGCGGATTCGACCTCGCACGACGAAAGCCCCGACCCGCTCAAGGAAGATTTCGAGGTCGATTATATGTACGCCAAGCGCAACGGCGCCACGCTCTTCGATAACTCGGACGGCACCCGATGAGCGCAAGCCCCCCCGAAGACCGCGAAGCCAAAGAGCTCGCCGAGCTGCAAGCCCGACTCGAAAAGGCACAAGCCGATCGGGCCGAGCTTGCAACGGCGACCACTACGCGCAAGCGCCTCGCCGACGCGCGCGCGGAGGTCGAGAAAGAAGAGCGCGCCTTACGCGAAGAGACGAAGCTTAGCGAGCTCGAGGAGACCTACGGCCCCGTCGGAAAATCGATCAAAGTCGTCAACACCGACGCCGGGATGATTGTGGTTAAGAAACCCAATCATCTTCTCTTTAAGAAATACATGGACAAGGGCGACGCGAAAACGGAAGATCTCGATAAGCTCGTTAGGCCTTGCCTCGTGTATCCGGACAAGGTCACTTTCGATCGCATCGCCGAAGAAGTGCCGGCCGCACTCTTGCTCGCGGCCAATGCGGTGATCGCGCTCGCCGGCATTGGAAGGGAGGCGATCCAGGGAAAATAACGAGGCTACTAGGTGAGTGCCGGCACGATCACGGGATCGCCGCGGAATGCCTACGTAGCCTTTTGCTAAGCGACGGCAGCGAAGACGACGAGCTTTTTTCCAAGGCCATGGTGGGGGCCGTGCTCATCGCCGAAGCCCTTTACGAGCTTAAGAACATACGCCGTTTGTTGACCGCTAAGGAGTAGCCCGGGGGGGACGCGTGGCCGATAAGACCGCAACATTTCGGATCGACCTAGAGCAGACGGGCGCCAACGAAGCGGCGGCCGAGCTCGCCAAGCTACGCGCGACGATCGACGAAGACACATCGGCGCTTAAGGGCATGCAAGCGGCCATGAAGAATTTGCAAGGCGGATCCGCGGTCAACGTGCAAGCGTTCAAATCGCTCGCGGCACAAATCAACGCGAAAAAAATCTCCATCGCGTCGGCCCAAGAAAGTTACGTGGGGCTCGGCGGGTCATTCGCCAAGGTCGCCAAAGAGGCGACCAAGGTGAAAGACGTTTTCAAAGAGACGGCCGCCGCGACGACCAAGCTTAAGGGCGCCGTGAAAGAGGCGAGCGCGGCGAACGATAACGCTAAGGGCAGCGTCTCCGACCTCATGAAAGCGGCCAAGGCTGGCATGGGCCCCATGGGCGGGCTCTTCGAAAAGGCCGAAGCCTTGAAGGGCGCGATCGGCGCGGCCGGCCTCGTGGCCGTCGCGGTGGCGGCAGCGGCGGCCATGGCCGCGCTTACGGCCGCGGTAATCGCCGGGTACGTCGCGCTAGCTCAATTCGCGATCGTGAGCTCGGACGCGTCGAGGTCGCAATTTCTCTTGCTCGAAGGGCTCACCGGCAGCGAAGACGCGGCTTACGAGCTGCAAGGCGCGATCGATGGGGTGAGCCGCGGGGTCGCCATTTCGAGCGAGAAGGTTTCCGGGTACGCCAAAGAGCTCTACCAGGCCGGGCTACGCGGGGGCGAGCTCGAAGACGCGCTAGAAGCCGTCTCGATTAGCTCGTCGGTAATGGGCGATAGCGCCGCCGCGGATTTCATGAAAGCGGCCAAGGCCGCGAAGACCGCGGGGCAATCCGTCGACGCGCTTAGCGCAACGGTCAAGGGCAAGCTTGGCGGGGTGGCTGCCGCTCAAATGCTTTCGCTCACCGTGCAAACGGCCAAGGCAAAAGAGAATATCGGCAAGCTCTTCGCGGGGCTGAATGTCGAGCCTTTCTTAAAGGGCTTGCAAGCGATCCTTGCGGTCTTCGATGAGACGACCTCGGCCGGCCAAGCCATTAAGACGATCGTGGAGGTCATGTTTCAACCCATCGCCGACGCGGTGGAATTTCTCGGGCCGCTCGTCGCCGAGTTTTTCAAGGGGGTAATTATCGTCGCGCTCCTTTGCGCCATCGCCTTTCTCACCATACGCAACGCGCTACGCGACGCGTTTGGGGATAGCGACGCGCTTAGCCAAATCGATTGGCTCAAGGTCGCTATGTGGGGAGGCGTTGCCGCGGGCATTGCGCTTGCGGCCGTGCTCGGCTTGCTCGCCGTCGCCCTCGCCGGGGTGGGCATCACGCTCGCGGCCGTCGCTATCTGGTTTCTCTCGCCGTTCATCTTGGCGGCCGGCGTGGTCTATGCGCTCTATTGGGCGGGCAAAAAGGTCGTCGAGTTTTTCGCCGGGGTTGATTGGAGCGCGCTCGGCAAAGCGATCGTCGACGGCATCGTGGGCGGGATCACGAACGGCGCAAAATGGGTGGTCGACGCCGTCTCGAATCTCGCGACGAAAGCGAAGAATGCATTTATGGAGGTGCTCGGCATGGGGTCGCCGTCGCGCGTCTTCGCCGAGCTCGGTGGCTTTACGGCCGAGGGCTACGCGCAAGGCGTCGACGACGGCAGCGCGGAGGTTAACGCCTCGGTGGCGAGCATGGTGGCGGTGCCCGCGCCCATGGGCGGCGCCGTCTCGAATAACACGAGCAAGAGCACGGGGCCGATCACGATCTACTTGAGCGGCGAGCCGAGCACCGAGGGCCTGGCCAAGCTCAAAGCTACCCTTCTCGATATCTTCGAGGGCGCGGCGATCTCGGTGGGCTCGCCTATGGCCGAGACTTCGGGGGCCGCATGAATCTCCTAGACGGCCCGATCGATTTCTTCGTGCTGAACGGGCGCGTGTCGCCGGGCATCGCGGAATTCCCAAGCGGCGCGAGCTCGCCCCGCAAGTGGGACAAGCGCAAAGGTTACGGCGTCTCGGGTGGGGGCATCGTGTACGCGGGCGACGACTTGCCGAGCTTCGTCGTCAAGGTCCGCCTTATCGAGTGGCAAGATTGGGAAGCGTGGGACGCCTTTATGCCTCTCGTGGTGAAACCCCCGAGCGGCACCACGCCCAAGGCCATGGATATTTGGCACCCGATCACCGAGATGCACGGGATCCGATCCGTGGTGGTCGAAGACTTGACCGGCCCGACCCAACCCATTGACGGCGAGTGGCATTGGGATATCAAGTTCATCACTTACCGTAAGCCAAAAGCGGCCATCGCTAAGCCGGTGAGCTCTTCGACGAAGCCCGCCCCCGCGGGGCCCAAGGCAAAAACCGACGCCGATCTTTTGATCGAGCGGTTAACCGGCCAAGTGCAAGAGCTATCGAAACCGCGAACGGTGCGACCATGAGCGATCCGTTTTTCGCATCGCTCGAAGGGCGCCGCATTCTTGCCATGAAGGCAACGATTCCCAATGCGGGCGCGTGGTTTGCCGATATCGATCTCGACGATGTGGCCGACCTTACGGGCAAGGTGGCGATCAAGATCGGATCGCTCACCCTACGCGGCACCGTCGTCGCGGGCTTTACGGGTAACTTTGGCCTAGCCACCAAACTTCGCATCGTGGGCGGCGCGGCCGGGTGGGCGAAGAGCGTGGGCCCCAAGCACTACCACAATGATGCGGGGGTAAAGGCCGCTACGGTACTCACCGACGCGGCGCGCGAGGTGGGCGAGGCATTCACCCCGACGACGGCCGATCGGCTCGGCGTCGATTTCGTACGGCAAGCGGGGCCGGCCTCGCGCGTCATGTATCAGGTACTAGGGTCGACGCCGTGGTGGGTGAATTACGACGGCGCAACACAGATGGGCACGCGCCCGCACGTCGAGGTAACGGGCGGGTACGAGCTTCTTTCTTATGACCCACGCGCCAAGCTCGCGACGATCGCGCTCGACGACCCGGCGACGATAGGGCTCGGCTCGATTCTCCGGCAGCGTATCGAGGGCGGCGCCGTCGTGCGTGAGATGGAGCTAGAGCTCACCGGCTCGCGCTTTCGACTTTACGCGTGGACGGGTGGCGACGATCGGACGCTCGGCCGGCTCGGCGACGTTCTGCGATCCATTGCTCGCGAGGCGTTGCCGCGCTCCGACTATCACGGGCTTTACCGCTACCGCGTCGTCGAGATGGCAAGCGACGGCCGGGTCAAGCTGCAAGCCGTACGCAAAATCACGGGGCTACCGGACCTTATCCCCCTCTCGATGTACCCCGGATCGCCGGGCCATTGGGCCGAGCTTGTGCCGGGCGCGAATGTGATCGTCGCTTTCATCGAGGGCGATCCGGCGCAACCCATCGTAACGAACTTCGAGCCCAAGGGCGGCCCGGGGTTTCGCCCGGCCAAGCTCACGATCGACGCGGTAGGCGCGATCGAGCTCGGCGCGGCCGTCGGCACCGTGATCCGACAAGGCGACACGATCACGATTTCGCCGGGCAATGGTGCGGGGCCGGTCACCGGCGCGATTGCGCTTACCGCGGGGGCGCCCCCCATCCTTCCAAGCAAGGTGAAAGCATGAGCTTTCTCACCGATGAGATAGCCAAAAAGGCGGCCGAGTTTACACAGGTCGTGCCGCCCCCCACCGGCGATCTCGGCTTCGGCGTGGATCTCGATTGCGTCGACGACCTCACCCCGACAATGGCCGAGGTCGGGGGCGATGATGTCACGATCGTAGCCCAAGCGAATTACCGCCGACTCCGCACCCCGCGCGGCACGCTCATCGATGCGCCCGACGACGGGATCGACGTTCGCTCTTTTCTGAATAAGGCGATGACCCCCACACAGGTCGCGGCGATGACCGGGCAAATCCGAAACGAGCTCGGCAAGGACGATCGGAACGAGACGATCGACGAAGTCTCGATCACCGAATCAACGGCCGGTTCTTTCGAGCTACGCGTGCGCGGCACGACGGGCGCGGGGCCGTTCTCACTCACGTTCGCGCTCACCGACGAAGACGTTTTACTTAAGGAGATGTCGGCCTAATGGCACTGTCGCTCGCCGCGCTTACTACGCCGATGACCACCGAAGAGGTCAAGGCGTCGGTTTACGACATCCTTTCACGGATCGGCGTGCCGGTCACAAGCTGGAAAGAGATTGCGGCCATGCGCGCGGTGGTCGCCGCGGTGTCGGCCGTCATGGCCGCTTTTACCGTGCTCATGGCCGAGATTGCCAAGAGCGGTTTTCTTGAGCTCGCCGCGGGTGATTGGCTTTCGCTCGTCGGCAAATACGTGTACGGGGTCGAGCGCATCGAGGCGACTTTCGCGACCGGTGAGGTCACGCTGAACAATACGGCCGGCGGGGTTTATGGCCCATTCGACCCCGGCGACGTCGTGTTTCTGAATACCGGATCGGGTAGGACCTACGCGAATGCCGAGCCCTTCTCGCTCGGCGCGCTACAAACCGGGCTTCGGATCGACATCGAGGCGCTAGAGCAAGGCTCGGATAGCACGGCCCCACCCGGCGCGATCGACGCGCTCGAAACCCCCATGCTCGGGGTGGTCGTCTCGAACGAAGCGGCCGTAGTGGGGCTCGATGCCGAGCAAGATCCGGCCTATCGGCTTCGCTGTTACGAGAAGCTATCGAGCCTTTCGCCGAATGGGCCGCGCGGCGCTTACGAGTTTTTTGCCAAGGGCGCAACGCGTGCGAGCGGGGAGACGATCGGGATCACGCGCGTGCGCGTCTCGCCCGACTCCGACATCGGATTCGTAACGGTCACGGTCGCGACGGCCACCGGCGAGGTCACCGGCGACGTCGACGATCCGCTAACCGATCTCGGTGCCGTGAATATGAATATCCAAACGAACGTCGTGCCGGACGGAATAACGGCCGTCGTTCAAAGTGCGACCCCGCTGGCCATTCCGGTGGTCTATGAGGTTTGGATCTACGCGTCGGCTTCGGTCACGGTGGAGCAACTCGAGGAAGCCATTGCCGAGCGCCTCACCGACTTTATGGCGAGCCAACCCGTCGGGGGCAACATCATTCCCCCGGCCACGGGCAAGGTCTTTAAAGAGGCGATAATCGCGGCCATCGCCTCGGTGAGGCCGGAGATCTTCCACGTCGTGGTGACGATCCCACCGTCCGACGTGAATGTGTCCGAAACACAAGTCCCGATCTTGGGAACGGTTATCCCCACGGGGATCAACGCGGTGCCATCGTGATAACGAAATTTCGCGACACGATCCGCCGGATCTCGGTGAGGTGGCTGCAAGGCTATTGGGGCAGCCGCGTTATGTATAGCTTCGGGGTCCACCTCGACGCGCTCGGCGACGCGACCACCGACGGGGTCAAGCTTCGCTTTCCGAACGTGCATTCGCCGGAGTCGCTTTCTTACATCGGCCGCGAGCGCGGGATCATCCGTGGGTTTTCCGAAACGGACGAAGCTTACGCCGTCCGGCTTATGCGATGGCTCGACGACCACCGACGCCGGGCCAATCCCTATACGCTCTTGCGGCAGCTGCAAGGGTATCTGTCGCCGTTTCCCGTGCCCATGCGGGTGGTCAACAATGCGGGCGCGTGGTTCTCTTTAAGCGGCACCGGCGAGCCCTCTTACCACTTCGGTGGTAACTGGAATTGGGATACCCAAACCATACCGTGGTCCCGCTTTTGGGTGGTCATGTATCCGCCCCCCGAGTTATGGACACAGAAGGGCGCGTGGACAAGTACCGAGCGGTGGAACGGCGACGGCTTGGCGTGGGGTTGCACGGCGACGCTCGGCCAAGTGGAAACAGTGCGCGGCATTATCGCCGAGTGGCGAGCCCCACACTCGCGCTGCGTTAACGTAATCGTCGCTTTCGATCCGGCGTCTTTCGATCCGTACGATACGGCGCCGCCGCTGCCGGACGGCACTTGGTCTAACTATTGGGATAGTCCATCGCAGCAAGCAAGCCGTCCCACGACGGCGACATTTTGGGAGGGGGCTTAGATGCCGACGCCGTACCCGGGCAATCCGATCTATCCCGTTAACATCTCGTCGCCGGTCGGCAGCGATCACGACGACGCGGCCACGGCAGCGGTACCGATCCAGCAACTCAGTGATCGCACGGCTTACCTCAAGGCCGCGGTGGAGGCCGGGGGGCCCGTCGTGCCCGAATTTACGAACGCGATCCTCCACGGTAGCACGACGTTCCCCGACGGCAGCATTACCGGTGCGATCGATCTCTTTCAACTCACCGTTGCCGGCGACGTCGTTTTAACGGCCGACGGCGGCGCCATGGTGATCGGGTCGGGCTCGACCGTTGGAATTACCTGTGCGTCGGATCTTACCATTCTCGCCGGTGGTGACGTCCTAGTTGATACGCAACATTTGAATGTACAAACGGGTCGCCTCGTGGTCGGCGCGGGCGACGTCGCGCTAGGACTAGCCGGCGATTTGGTCACGATCACCGGCGACGGGATCGAGCATGTCGGCCCAACGTATTTGAATGGTGCGCTCCGGGTTGCCACGTACGCGCTCCCCGATGCCGACGCGAGCGTGGACGGTTCCGACGCTTTCGAATATCTATTTAATAACCCATCCACAAATCGCGCCGTTGCGATTGTGGGCGGCGCCGCGCCGGCCGGGTGGCGGATCCGTTTCAATGCCCAAAAGGTCACCGGCGCAAACAATTACCACGTTTATATTTCTGGGGGGGGCGGGTGGTTTATGCGTAACGCCACCGGTTTTACTGTCGTGATCGAGCTTGTCTCGGATGGCACCCAATGGGTGGTCGACGATTGGGCCGAGGGCGGCAACACAATGCGTAACGGGTAACGGTCCGTAAGGGAAAGAGGGGGGAGAACCATGCCGGGCAGTTTGTTGGATCCGCTCTTGGCGCTACTCGTGCAAGAGGATGGGGTTTCATTTGCGACGCGGCACGCGCTCAATTTCATCGGCTTCTCGCTCACCGACGATCCGGCCAACAATCGGATCAATGTCTCGGGGGGCGCCGGGGGGGGCGGCACCTTGGCGGGCGACGTCGTGGGCGAGGCTGACGCCACCCGCGTCGTCGCGATAAGCGGCGACGAAGAAAATGCCGAAGTTCAACTCTTCGCGTCGTCGCTCTTTTGGGATCCAACAGTATCCGAGGGCGAGGCCGAGATCAGTATTTCGGCGGGCGAGCTTGACGCGGGCGCATTGCAATTCGTCCACAATGGCCAGCGGGCGCTACTCGCGCTCGGCGCGGGGCCCGTGCTCGGCAATGACGCGGGGATCAATCGCCTTACCGGTGGGCTCCGTCTCACGACGCGGCCGATCGCGAGCAACGTTTCGCTTGACGCGACGGCGAAAGACGCAATCGCGTGGATCTCAGCGGTCGCCGAAAGACAGGTTACTTTGCCGCCCGCGTCGGTGGGGCGCCTCTTGGTTCTCCCGTTTGTCGGGCCAACGACTCCCACGCTTCGCCGGCTCGGCACCGAGCTTATTAACGGTGTCGCGGGCCACTATGCGATGGAGGGCGGCGACACTCACGGCGGACTAACGTTCGCGGTTTGCGACGGTACCAACTGGGTTGCGCGCACGATTGGCGGAACGGTAACCGCGCTCGCGCTCGGTGGCGACGTCGAGGGCGACACCGACGCCAACTACATCACGCAAATTTCGGGCAGCGGTGGCGAAGTCCTCGTTACGGCCGAGATGCTCATTTTTTCCGCGGGGGGCGACGCGTCGATCGAATCATCGGCCGAGACGGATGGCGCGATCGTCGTAACGCATGACGGATCGAACGTGCTTACGGCGAGTAGCACCGCGCCGGAGTTTGGAACGGATTTTTCGCAAGCTCGTTTGCGCGGCGGACTACGGCTCACCCTTCGAGACGTCGACGGCGCGATCGACGAAACGACCACCGATGCTATTTGCTGGCTCGACGCGAGCACCGAGGGAACGTCGGCGACACTGCCGCCCGCTACCCAAGGGCGGGCCCTCTTTTTTCCTTTCGTCGGAGATAACCCGCCAACCCTCCAACGTGCGGGATCCGAATTGATCAACGGCGCCGCCGCTGATTATGAGATGCAAGGCGACGCGGCCGGTGGTCTAGGTATCGCATTCTCCGATGGTACCAACTGGGTTGCGCGCACGATCCGCAATGGCGTCACCCTTTCCGGCGACGTTACCGGAGAGGCGTCCGACAATGCCGTTACGACGATCTCGGGTGACTTTTCGGGTGTGGTGGCGGTCCCCGCGACCGAGCTATCATTTGCTGGCCCGGGATCGATCGTTGGCGCAAAAATCGCCGTCGGTTTCGGGGAGGCGTTGGTTATCTCCCACGGCGGGGTCAATGCGCTCGTCGGGCACAAGGACGCTCCGGAGCTTGGCAATGCGGCAGGAATTAGCAAGCTGCATGGGGGCACGCTATTCGATACGCGCACCATTGCAGCCGACACGACGCTCGACGCCTCGACGAAAGAAACGGTTGTTTATGTGAACGCCACCGCGGCGGCGCGAAACGTCACGCTACCGGCGCTTGCCGCGGGCCGTACGTTCGTCTTTATGATCGTTGGCGCTTATCCCGTGACGATCAAGCGCGCGGGGGCAAATCCGATCAATGGCGTTGTGGCCGACTACGTCGTGCCTTACGCAAATGCGTGCGTCGTTGTCACAGCCGTAAGCACGACATGGCTTGCGCGTTCGTTCTCAGATCAGCAGGGGGTTACAATGGGGCCAGGGCAAGGATCGGCAACGGCTAGCGCGTCGAAGATTTTCGGCTTTGCATTTTCTGCAGGCGCGACGTCCAGCTTTGATTTAACCGGCGCTTCTTATACCGGGCTGAAAACTGCGATCGACGCTGGCAAGATGCTCGTCGTTAAGGCTGCAAATTTTTGTCACTACAACTGGGGAACGGGCTCCGTCGCTATCTCTGCCGCTGCGACTGCTGCCTCAAATCCGCAACTGCAAGGCGCTCCCATGTTCGACGGGGCAGAGTCGCCCGAGCGCGCGCCGTTCGGCACTGCCTGGCTAAATATTCTCGGCGGTCCGATTGCCGGCACGTTGACCGTCTACATCGCGGAGTGACCCAATGCCGTTGCGATCGGGACGTCGAAGAGGGTGCGGGATCTCGGATCTCGAGCGAGGAAACCCTAGGTTATTTGCGTTTGGACCGTCCGGGGTTTGGATTCGTCTCGATCGTTCGGCCGTAGTGGCATCGGGCGCCGTTGCGTCGTGTAACGATTTGAGCGGGTCGAACAATCATACAGCGACGCAAGCGGATACGACGAAACGGCCAACCTATCAAACGACGGGCAGCGGGCCTAAGGGCCGTCCGACGATGACATTCGACGGCGTAAACGATCTGTTGCAATTCGTCTCAAATCTCACGGTGGGGGGCGCGTCTGCTGGGCCATCAACCTTTTTCGCGGTGCTCAATAAGATCGCGGACACGACGGCCGAAAGCACGTTCTTCGTCACGCGAGAAAAGGGATACCTCTCGCGCATGGCTTCGGTCAATGCGTTCCACGCATACCTAAATCTAGGAGTCTCGTCGGGCCTTGCTATTCCGACGACCCTAGCGATCGTCGAGCTTATCGATCGCGCCGCCAACGATGTCGACATGGGCGTTAACGGGACCGTCGTTAATCGCACAAGCGGGACGGGCTATCCGTTACGCACAAACCCGGCCGCAATCGGCGGAGACTGGAGCGGGGTGCAACTGTGCAATTCGGCCTATGCAGAGCTGATGTTTTACGGTAACGCGCTATCAAAGACCGCGGCGGCAAGGCTTCGCCGATACCTCAAGGCGTGGCATGGGATCGCATTGGCCTAGGGCGGAACAGTTTTCGAAAGGGTGGATATCAACATGGCTCTTACGCAACCGGAAATTGATGACGTTTTGGCCAAGGCTACAGCGTACCAACAGAGTAAAGCGTTGAGCGATGAGGCGTCGGCGCTCGCCACGACAGCGAGCGCGCGCGCCGTCGAAGCCGGCCAAGCGTGGGACGCTGTTGTCAATGATGGAGAGACTGACACGGCGAAGCTAACGACACTGCTACAAGCCGTCGTCGACTCCGGACAAGCGTCGAAGATAAAGCAGGAAACGGCACAAGAGGCGACGTCGGCAACGGGGCAAGCGCAAAGCGCCATGAGTGACGCGATCTATTATCTGATCAATCCACCCCCGCCGCCGCCGCCCGAGGTGGAAACCAATACCTCTAAGGCCCACGCGTCGAAGAAAAAATAGCTGTTTGAAAACACCCAAGAGAGGGGGGGCAAATGAAGCTAAGCCAAGTTCTTTTGTTAGGGTGCGCTGCGATCGTGGTCGGGTGCCTCAAGATCGGCGCCGAGCTTTGCCCCCCGACGGTGGTGATTCAGCGCGACGACGGCGCCACTTCGATACGACTCACCCGCGACGCGGGCGCCGCGCCCCCAAGCGATGGGGGTGCAAAATGATCCCCGTCGGTGTGATCGTCGCGGCGATTCTGCAAGCGGCGCCCGCCGTGCCCCCCGAGACGCGCGAGCGGTACGCCGAAGACATTGCGGCCGTCGTCGACGATATGGAGACGGGGCTCGCGCTCGTGGCCACGGCCGCGGTGGAGTCGGGCTTTCGCTCGACGATCGAACGGTGCCACTGTGCCGCGTGGGAATGCGACGGGGGCAAGGCTTTCGGCCTTTACCAGCTGCATAAGCATTGGCTACGCGGGCACACGAGCGCGGAGGTTTGCCGATCGAACCGGCTCGCCACCGAGCTCGCCGCGGCGGCGCTCGTGTCGCTTCGGCGCCGCTACCCCACGCGCATGGATAAGGTTTTCGCGCGCTACGTTGGGGCTCGCCTCGACGATCCGCGCGTCGGCTCAAGGTGGGCACTATTCGAAGCCTTAACGGAGATGCATGGCAATGTCTGATCCCCCCATTACCATCGAGGCCGACGGCGACGGCGACCTAAGGATCACTTGGCAAGGCCCCACCGGGCTAGAGGTCGCATTCGTTCCCAAGGTAGCGAAGCGCGCTCTTTACCTGTGGCTGGCCCATGAGCTCGCGGCGAGCGAGGAGCGGCACGACACCGAGCCCGCGCCCCCGCCCCCGCTCGACGACGATCCGCCTTAGTGCGCCGTTACGATCCGCCGTACGTACTCATGGACGGCGTGGGCGAGCTCTTTTTGACCGGGCGCGAGCGTCGCCGACTCCGCGAGTCGGTGGGCGAGAATGGCCCACGCCTTGAAAAGCTCGCCGTCTTCGACAAGCTCACCGGTGCGCCCGTCGAGCGACACAATGGCCAAGCCAAAACCACCGCGCTCGTGAGTTATCGAGAAAAGCACGGCCGCGTCGCACCCACCGCGGCCCGTCGTCTCGCAAAATCGGTAAGAGACGCCGGGGGGATCCTCCTTTCGCAGATCCCACGTTAGCGGGTAGCGCGGCCTATCGTCTTCGTCGTCGCCCGTTTCCGTTCCCATGGGGCCACCCTTCGGTAGGTTCTAGATTGTTTTTGCCGCGCCGTGGCATGATGAATCCCTTGGGGGGGAGGTCACCCGTAAGCGCCGGACGTACCCCTTGCCCCGTCCAAAGAAAATTGGGCGTTACGCGCAACACTTCGGCCATCAGCAAAAAGGTTTCATATTCGTGATGCGTCCGGACCCCCGTGATCGTTTTGGACAACGTCGCTTGCGAGAGGCCCGCCGATTTCTCAAGCTCGCGCAAGCTCGGCGGGCGGCCAAAATTATCGCGTGGAAGGCAGTGCAATAGGTACCAAACGCGATCGGCCAGGGATTCCGGGGGCCGCTTCATTCTCCGGCCCCCCGACATGCGGCGTGCAACTCGGCCCACGCGCGAACGATCGCGGCCACGATCGCGATCGGCGCGGGTAAGGCCATTTGATAAGACTGCCCGCACCTCTCGCAGGATAGGAGGCCATTGCCCCCCCATTGTGTCCAGTGATTCGCCTTGCCGCGTACGTCGCCGACCATGCTAGACCGCGGCCGGGCTTTCGATGATCCGGCGCATCACATAGACGCCGTGCCGGACGCGCTCCACGCGGCCGTCTTTCGCTAGTTGCATGAGCACCGATCGCACGGTGCCAACATTCACGCCCCCCGCGCCCTCGGCGATATCTTGGACGGTGTGCTCTGCGCGCTCGCGGCCGAGAAAGCCGAGAACACGATCGGCGATCGTTCCCTTACGGACGTGCACAAGCTGGACGGCGGGCGCCGCTTTCTTCGCGGGCGCGGCGGGCGGCGCGTCGGCCTCGCCCACGATGCGCTTAAACTCGGCTTCGAGCTGCCGCAACATCTCTTGCAGCGGGGCGAGCTCGGCTCGGATTTGCGCGATCTTCGTGGCGATGTCGAGCGCCCGCGCTTCTTTCGATCGGGGTTTTCGGGTTGCCATCTCGGCAACGTTGTAGTCAAGTAAATCGCATGACGTCAAGGCGTTTGGGCCTACTCGGCGAAAGCCCCGACCCGGCGACGGATCTAGTTATGTGGGTGATCCATAACCGGCTCACGCTCGACCACCCGGGTTACTACGTATTGCGGCGCCATTGGACGCGCGCGGTGGGCGAAGAAGTGGAAGAAGTGATCGACCTCGTGGCCCACGTCGATCACGACATCGAACCGTTACGCGAGAGGATCCCCCCCGGCCTCGTTCGCATGCCGCGCCACCCCGAAGACGATTTTACGATCGTCGAAACGTGGCTATGAGCACCGGGTGGTTTGGCAAGTCGTGGGGCGCGCCTTGCTGCGAACCGGCGGACCAAGTAGCCACGCCGGTGGGCCGGCCGTGCATGCATTGCGGTAAGCCCATCGAGGCGAGCGACCAAGGGCTAGTGAGCCCATTCGTACGAACGGAAAACGGCGCGCACGTGGCCAGCCTAGAGCCGACCCACATTGATTGCTTTATGCGCGCCGTCCTACCTTGCCCGGGGTGCCCCGTTTGCAAGCCCGATCGGTACCACTAGGGGGGCGATTAGCTAACCCGATAAGGTCTTTATAACTCGCCTTGGATCACGGCCCGCACAGTTGCCCGGCCGCGCACCCCACCGAGCATGTGTAACAAACGGCCGTTACGCACCACGCGTAAACCCAAGTGCCGCCCGAACATACAAGCGGGTAGGTAGCGGTTACGCCCCCGATCAAGACCCCGCCGCATTTCGTCTCGGTGCCCGTGCAAGTTCGGCCGGCGAACGTCGTGGCAATGGCATCGGCCGCCTTTTGCGCGTTCGTGCATTGGGCCGGCTCGGCTTGACAGACAAGCCCACCGTCTCCACCGTCTCGGACGTCTCCACCCGAGATGGCATCGGCGGTGCTCATGACGTCGACGACCCGATCGGCCGCCGTCGCGTCTATCGCGTCGCTACGCGCGCCGCCGTCGGCGCCGCCCTCTTGGGTGGGGGCCCCGTCGCTGGCATCGTGATGCCCGGCGTCGGCGCCCGGCGGGGGTAGCGCGTCGGCCGCCCCATCTTCGCCCGGCGTGCCGGCGTCGGGGGTCGCGTCCGAGCTCGGCTCGGCGTCGGGGGCTACGTCCGAAGTGTGGGTGTCCGATGTGGGCCCCGCGTCGCCGACGGGGGCGGCGCCGTCCGACGGGGGCGGGGGCAAGGGATCGGCAGCGGAGCAACCAACGAAGCAAGCGAGCGCGAGTAGGAGAAAAGGTTTCATCGATCCCTTAGACGGCGCTTCGCGCTTTTTCTTGACTACTCGTGACCGGGTGGCGGTGGCAGACGACGAAACCACCCGGTGAGATCCCGTAGCTCGGTCTTTTCGTCGAGCGTGAGTGCGTCGGCTCGGCGCATAAGTTCGCTTAGCCGATCGAGCTTGCGAAGGATGCGGCCACTCTCGTGGATCCGTATGACGCACGCGATAAGGTGCCACCCGGCGAAGCACCACACGGCCAAGAGAAGCGCGGGCGCGACCCACCACGGGGGGCCGGCATGCGCGATCAATTGAGCGACCGTTTCGGCGGGCGCCGCGAGAGAAGCTCCACGACCAAGAGCGCCTCGTGGTGGCGACTCATGCCGGCGGGTAGCTCGTCGGGCGGGCCCCCGAAGCATGAGCACCGCTCTTGTAAATGAGCGATCCCCCCGACGACGATCCGAATCAGACACTCGGCGTGGATCGCCTCGAAGTGCCACCCCGAAGCGGCGCCGCCGCGGTCAATCTCTGCCGCGCTCACGAGCGCGCCGGAGTCGCGGGGCTCGATCGCGTCGTCGCAATAGGCGCACGCGACACCGTCGGGCACGGGCACGCGATCCCTTTCTTGGAGGCTATCGATCCACGCCTCTTCGCCGAACCACTTGCGCACCACCCCCCGGGCGATCATCGGTAGTAATCATCGTAAAAGGGTTTGTATTTGGCCGCGAGCTCTTCGGCCGCCGCGAGTCGCGCGCGTAACTGGCCTAGCTCGGCGATGTCGAAATCGCGGGCGCCCTCCCACCCCGGTGGGCCGCCCATTCCGAGCGCGCCGAAGAGCTCGCCGAATTCTTCGAGTGTCATCAAGAGCCGGCCGAGAAGACGCGGGCCCGGCGGGCCGGCCCCCGAGAACGGGGGCCCATTTGCCACATACACATTGCACATAACCCGATCGCCACGCGTCTCGTATCTGAAATGCAATTTCATTCCGTCACCCAATCCGGCTTAGGTCGGGGGCATCGTACCGGATCGAGCGACGGCGACCACCACGCGAGGCGCTTGCCGCACACCGTACAAACGAGCTCGCGCCATTCCTTGAGTAAGGGGTGCCCGGCGTATGGCATGCACCGGGGGGAGTGCTCCACCCCCTCGCGCCCTCGGCACCACTTGTGTAAATCTTTTTTGCCCGGCCACGTTCGCGCGATGCATTCGTCGGCCTTGGCTTGGCGGTAATCGCGCCGCCGCGCCGCTTGTTTCTTCCAATCGGGCATGGCTCACCACCCCCGCGCGGCCCCGCGCACGCCGAGCTTGTGTAGCTCGCTTTCGGAAATGCGATACGTCTCGGCCGTCACAACGTGCGCCGCCATAAAATCGGCATACGCGAGCGCGTTGCGGTGCTCTTCGATCTTCGTCTTCGTCTCGTCGGCCGGCGAGCGACGCGACCCGGCGAACCTTAGATCGCCGGGCTCACCCAAGAGCGCCGTTTCGATCGCAGCTAGCTCGCGCTCGTACCTCTCGAGTCGTTCGGCGTGGTGCGCGGATTTCGCGCGTAATAACGCCTGCACTTCGATGCCTGGCACGTCAATGTGTAGCCCATCGATCATGATCCCCACCTCCCGAGACGGCGGCTTAGCACGGCTAACGATTGGCTGGCAACATGTTGTCAGCTTGTGATAGTGTGCGCGCCCATGGCGATGCGGGAATGTGGATCGTGTGGGGCGTGCATTCTGTGGACGAAGACCGAAAAGAACGGGCGGCCCATGCCGCTCGACCCCGAACCTATCAGGGGCGGCAACGTCGAGGTTTTGCCCGGCGAGGTCGCGCGGGTGCATCGGGCGCCGCTGCCGCTCGGCCACGTCTCGCATTTTGCGACGTGCCCTAACGCCGCGCAGCATCGGCGACGGGGGCGGCCTTGACGCTGCGACCTAAGCCGGTCACACGAAGCCGGGGGGGCGCGCCCGATGCCGGACGATCGCGACTTGCTATTTCTGCCGACGGTCAACGATCGGCTTCGCATGGCGATCAACATTCTCACCACGGGGCCGACGCGGTGGGGGAGCGACGCTTGTGGGTGCGAGGATTGCGCGCGGCTTCGCGTGGGCTCGAGGGTGGCGGCCGTTGCGCAAATCAACGAAGCACTACGCGTGCTCGGCAGGTAGCGCCGTGAGAGTGCTCGTTTGCGGCGGGCGCGACTTTGCCGATTATGTGCACGTCGCGCGCGTGCTTGACGCATTGCACGCGGCGGAACCGATCACGCTCGTTATCCACGGCGACGCGCGCGGGGCCGATACGCTCGCCAAGCGGTGGGCGCTCGCGCGAGCGATCACACAGTTGCCCTTTCCGGCCAAGTGGGCCACCCATGGCAGTGCGGCGGGGATGATCCGCAATCGGGCCATGCTCGCCAAGGGGAGGCCGGATCTCGTGGTGGCGTTCATGGGCGGCAGGGGCACGGCGAACATGGTGGCGATTGCACGCGACGCGCGGCCACCGGTGCCGGTGCTTGTGCCGTGCGACCTATGCGAGGGGCTAGCGGACGATCGGGGGCCGGGGTGCTCATGCATGCACGCGCCGTGCGTCCACGACCTAACCCGGGGGCCGAATGATCCCGTTCGGAACCTATGAGCTCGCCGCTTTCCCGTGGTTCAAAATGATCTCGCTCGGCGCGCTCATCGTGCAAGCGGTATGCTTCGCGCTCATGATCGCCCACGCGAAAGGCCGGCGATGAGCTGCCCGGTGGCCGAGCTCGCGTGGTCCTTTCTTTTCGGCGGGGTGGTCTTTCTCGTTCTCTTTTGCGTGGGCTTTACGGCCGGCGTGTGGGCCGAGCAACGGAGGGTTAAATGGGAAGCGACGAACGTGGCCCCACCCGGGTAATGGCCGAGCACCGGTGGAGCGGGTGGCCGGGCGCGTGGTGCCTTGATTGCGGCATCGAGGATCAAATGGAGATTTGCGTCTCCGAGCACAGTGCTTTGCTCGAATGCACTCACGGGCATTGGCAGTGCGACAAGCACCCCCCGCTTGGCTGCGACGTGCACGTTAACGGGCCGTGCCCGTGCCCGGGCGAGGGCCACGCCGATCCGTACCTCATGAACGAGAAGCGGCGCGACTTGATCCGTTTGCTCGCGCGGCGCTTGGGTGACGCGCTAGAAGACGCTTACCAAACGGGTGCTTTCCTGTGACGCTCGCCGGCACGCGTCGCGAGCTAATCTCGCTTCTTCGGCAACGCGCCCTAAGCCGGCTAAGCGTCTTCGACCACGGGCCCGGCAAGTGCGACGTCGAGGGGTGCCCCCACGAGCGCTACCGGTGGGCATCGACGGGCCACTTTTCGAGCGCGTGTGCCTTGCACGCGTGGGCGCGGATCCATGAGGCGCTCGACGAAGCCGACGAAATCCCCGAGGTCACGGCCGCGCAATGGGCGCGAGCTCGGCCGGCGTGGGAATTCTTCGCCGCGCGTGCGTTTATTCGGTGGGTGGCGAGGCTTTCGGGGGGGCAAAATACGGGTGGGGCCCCCACCCAAAAGGGTCGCGACGGTGGCTAACTATGCGTTTGTTTGCGCACCCCAAGCAATACAAATCGCATAGTTAGCCTATTCCCCAATGGGTTCAGGTTCCAGTACCCGCAAGGGTGTAGGAGTTCAAATCTCCTCTTTCGCACGGTCTTTTTGAGATCCCACCCGATCGCCCCCACCCAATCCCCACCCGTATCCCACCCGAAACGAATGCGATCCACCCAATGCTTCGAGCATTCCGGTTTCGCGCATTACGTAGTGATGCTCGATAGCCGAGCCGGTCGAAAAGGGGTGTACACCGTGCTCGTTTGTACTGCCGACGACCCGGTAACGATCGGCCGTGAGCTGCCGTTAGACCACGCTCGCACGTTGATCGAAGAATTCGATCAAACCATGCGAGGCTATACGGGCGATCGGCGCTTCGTGCTCCGACGCCTCGCCGCGCGGGCACGGGCGCGCTAGCGGGCCCCACGCTTCTTCTCGGTCCTAAGGGCGCGCTCCGCTGCCCGCTCGGTGGGCTTGGCGTACTTATTCATGGTGGTGATTTCCTTGTGACCGAGTAGGAAAGCGGCTCCGCGTAGGTCGGCCGTACGATCGACAAGATGCGAGCCCCGAGCGTGCCTTAGGTCGTGGGGGGAGATCCGGGGGATCTTGGCCGCGACGCACGCGGGATCGATATAGGCGCGATAGTCGTGGCTACCAAAGAAGGGCTCTAGATCCTTGGCGCCGATGCTTTCGAAGATGGCGCGGGCGCGAGCGCTCAAGGGGAGCGTACGCGACCACCGGGCTTTATCGGCTTCGCCGCGGAGTCGTAGCTTGCCGCCTTTAAAATCGGCACCGACGATCAATCGGATCGATTCGGCGCGAAGCCCCGTCTCGTAAGAAACCTCCATCGCCTCGCGTACCCGAAAGCGTCGCCGTTTGCCCTTGCCCGCCGACCACAAGGGAAGCGCCTTAAGAAACCGGGCTACTTCTTCTTCGGAAAGTTCCACGGGGCCGGCCTTGTGCGGGCGCGAGGTGTCGGACGTGCCGGTCACCGACTTGCCCGGGCTCTTGACGAGGGGCAAATCGGCGAGGTGCCCATTGGTGTGGGCCCACGCGAGAAACCCGCGCAAGGCCGAAAGCTCTTTTTTAACGGTCTTCGCCTTGACCTTGGATAGACGCTTCTCGCGGTAGGCGTCGATCCGTGGTTCGATCAACGCGTCGAGCGAAACAAAGAAAGGTTGCCAGTGGCGTTTGACATAGATCGTCTCGTACGTGCGGATCGTCTTCGGGTCGAGCGTCGACGCCTTGGCGTCGAGCCAGAGTGCCGCCACTTCGTCGAGGGGTTGACCCGGCCGCGCGGGCGATTTGATCAACCCGTACCGGTACCGACCCGAGACAATTTCGGCATAGATCCTTTTCGCGTGCTCCGTAGCCTCCGAAGGATCTCTTGTGCCCGTGGAGACATCGTAACGGCCGTTGCGCGCGCTCTTGTGGCGGAACCGTACCGAGTAGATGCCGGATCGTTTATCTTGTTTGAGCTTCCAACCCTCTTCGTGTCGAGCCATGCGATTAGGTCCTTTCGGTCGAAGACGACCTTAGAACCGATCAGTATATAGGCGAGATGTGGCTGGATCTTGCGCTCGAAGGTACGGACGCACACGCGACAGAACGACGCGGCTTCGCGCTTCGTCAGCAAATCGCTGTAATCCCTCGCCGTTTCGGCAACGTGTAACCGGTTGGTTACCGGTGACCGGTCACTAGGATTTTTCATCACTGCCCCCCCTGGGCACCGGTGGCGGGCCATCTTGCTTCGGGATCCACCGCTCGCGCGGCACGACATCCTCACCGGGCGTGTGGGGGGCGCCGAGCGCGCGCCGTTGCGAGCAAATCGCACGGTACCCGTTGTCACCGGTGTAAACCGTCGCGAGCGTCATGCCGGTTAGTTGGTAGCGAAGACAATTGAGCGCCGCGAGCCCGGCTTCCCAAGCGCGAATTTTCTCGGTGTTTCGCTCGCGCCAAACTCGGAATGCATACGCCGGATCACCGCGGCCGATATGCTCGCCCGAAATCGCCGAACGCATAAATGCTGCCGTTGCAACGGGATGGCACGGCCACGCCCACACGCATGCCCCGATCACGGGGCCGGGCAGCTTCGAGCGATTGGGGATTTTTTGCACCTCGTTCCAATCGGCCTTGTGTCGCTCGGCGACGGCTTCGGCGTCGGCGAGCGTCATGGATGTGTGCAAGTGATAGCCGGCCTCAAACATGCGTAGCGTGTTAAGGGCCGCCACGTCGCGGGGGTGCGATCCCATGATGACGCCGATCGAACGGGGCCGGAGACGATCGATCGGATCGTGAAACCCGCCCTTCGAGTTTTTGATAACTAGCATGGTCACGGCCACGCCGGCCGCCTTCAAGGCGTGTAACCTGTGCTGGCCATCGATGAGCAAGCCGGCCCCGTCGAAACAAATGGCTTGATGGGTGAGACGCCAAGCGCCGTTACGCATGTCACCCGCGTACGACTCGACGACCCGCCAACTAATAGGGCGGTTTTCCGGGTGATTCTTCGTAAGCCATAGCTCGGCTTTCTCCGGCGTTACGACCATGACCCGAGCGGCGATCGTGGTTTCGTCGGAGGCGCCATTTGGCTCGAAGAATGTGGGGGGCGGGGGTTGGGCGGGCGGCATCTCTCGCTTGACGGTACGGCGGGCGTGTCGGTAACTCATGGTCTAGCCTTTCTTGGCACCATGCGAACGATCCGGATCGAATCGATGCACGGCGCGAACAAACTGAGATCCCCGCGAACGAATTTACGAGCCTCCCCCCACACGACGAAGCGCGCCGCGAAGCAAGGGCGCCGCGCGTAGATCGGGTTACCGCCGAAGCATCCGACGAAGAAGCGCCCGCCGACGCGGATCGCATAGTCGGCCGAGCTCTTACCCATCGGCGCCCGGCTCGCGCGTGGCCGGCGGGGTCGCCGGGGTGGGCTTAAGCGAGATGCGCTTACCGTCGTCGGCGGGCGCCGCGGGGGCGGCCGTGGGCGCGGGGAAAGCGTCGTCGATCGGCAGCTCGTTATTTTTGATCGCCGTGCCGAGCCCGATCAAAACCTCGAGGTCGTCGAGGCCGATATCATCGGACCCCGCCTTGCCGAGCCGAGCGAGCACGCGATCGGTAGTCACGCCGATCTTACCGAGCCGGCCTAGGATCTCGACGCGCCGCGCGCCAAGCGTCTTCGCATCGCCCACGGCGACGAGTCGCACCTTGGCGTAAATCGTGTCGACGTACGCGCGCGGGATCACGCGAAGGATCGCATTGCGAAGCGCGATCGACACGGCCGCGTTACCCGTGGTCGTGATCATATCGTCATTGTAACGGGTGCCGTTTCGGTTCGTGATGCGGCGCCGTGCCTCGACGGTCACCCGGAGATTTTTCTCAAGATCCCACGCGCCGCCTTGGGCCACGATTTCGCGATCCTCTTCTTCGAGCACGCGCCCACCGACGTGGAGATTGCCGTACGCGCTCGCACAAATCTCGGCGAGTCGGACGCTCGGCCCCGTAATCATTTTCCCTTGGCGGGGGAGCGAGTAAATGCACGACTCCGCGACCTCTTGCGAAATCGTCGCGAGTGAAAGCGCCTCGGTGAGAAAGCGCGAAACCGATCGCTTGTATTTGTGGGCCGCGTCTAACTGTGCCTCGACCTCGCTTCGCGCGATGGCGCCGATCGCGCCGGGCGCGGATACACTGATGCTCGTACGCTCGTCGTCGAGCGACATCAATTCGTCGGACATTTGGGGTACCCCGCTTTTTCTGTTAAACCCGTTTCGAACGCAGATACTTTGACTGCCTTACCGAGACGGCCCCCGCCGTCTCCAATTTCTCGGCGAGCTCGCGAACGGCCGCCGCGCCCTTGCCGCGCCCGGCTTTACGCGCCGCGATTTTTTCGACGCGCGAGACGTGTAGATCAATGCACTCCGCGAGGTCGGGCGAGGTAAAGCCCGCGAGCTCGAGGACCGGCCAAGCTTCGCGCGCCCGAAGCTCGCGCCGGTTTTGCGTCTCGATGGTAAGCCGCTGCCCGTCGGCCACGACGTCGCCAAACGCCTCGACATGCGACTTGATAGCGAAGCGCACATTTTCGGCGACGGCGATCACGCTATCGGCCCGCCGGTGCAATTCGAGGATTTGATCGGGCGGCATGACGGCGAGCGAGGTGGCCACGTCGCGCCCTTCCGACAAGGCGGCCACGTCGCGCCGTACGAGCGCCGTACGCGCGTCGCATTCGTGGGAACGGGGGCAATAGGTGCAATGCTTGCCCGGGTGGTACACGCCGTCCCACGCTAGGATCCGCGTGCGCAAGTCGGCGAGCCAAACGCCGAGCTCGGATCGGCGCATCGTGTAATTCTCAATCTCGTTATCGCGTACCCAAATGATCGTCGACGTCGCTTCCACAATGTCCGCGTTCTCCATGAGCGCGAGCGCGGCGTAAGCGCGCATTTGACCGGCATAGTCGTAATCCACCCGGCCGGTTTTCCAATCGGCGACGCGGGCCGCGTGGTCGCTCACGGTCAAGAGATCCGCCGTGCCGGTGAGATGAAAGCCCGGCCACACTTCGGCCGATAGCGGCACCTCGGTTAGCGCGTCCGGAAAGGACGCCTTAAGCGATTGCCATAGCTTCGTGGCCAAACGACAGAGTACGAAAACGTCGTCGGGGTTCACACCGTGGAACGAGGCGAGCGCGGGCACCCCATCCCAATCGACGGCCCCCCGTTCGACAAGCGCGCGCAAAGCCTCGTGGACGGCCGTGCCGAGGGCGGCCGGGCCCGTCTCTTCGGACAAGGCCAGCAACGTCTCGCGCGTCGAGCCCGGGCAGCGAAGCGCGAGCGGCACGCGGCTTGCGCGAAGCGCGGTCACTTGACCCGCCTAAGACTAGGGGCCCCACCGGTCGCCAAGAGCTTCGCGTGGGCGAGGGCGGGCCCGGTGGCCGCTTCGTCGCGGATCGCGCCGCGAAGCCAAGCGAGCACCCGATTGGGATCGGCCGAGTGACACGCAAACCCGTGGGGGCCGAAATCCCCATGGGCGAGCGAGGGCACGCGGATCCACCATTGCACGTCGATCCGCTCGGGGTGGTGCTCGGCCGTCGCGAGCTCGGTGTAAAAGCTCGCGTGCCGGCCGACAAGGATCGCCCTTACCGCTTCATGAAATTGCGCATAGGTCATTTGGCCCCCCCCCTCGTCTTTCGCTTGCGACGCTCGCCAAGTGCCATCGCGGCGCGGCAATCCGCGGCCCGCTGGATCCAATAAACCCGCTTGTAGCCACCGATACCGGCGAGTAAGAAGCCGGCCGCGATCCGGTCAAAGAGACGTGACGCGGGCTCGTACTCACCCGCCTTAGCAAGGCGCTCGGCTTCTTCGATGAGCGGGGCGAGCTCGGCGCGACACCGGCGCTCGTCTTCGTCGGCGCGATCGAATGCGGCGATCAGTTTTTCCGCGGCGGCCACTTGGTCGGCGACGTCGCGATCGTCCGGCTCCCCCATAAGCGAGCACGGTATCCAGCTGGCATCACGATGTCAAGCCGGCTGCATGGAGTCGCTAGGACATTACTTGGCCGCGATGCGAAGCCCCGAATTATTGGAAGAAGCCGAGCGGCCACGTTGGTACGCGTCGACGAACCACCCCACGACAAACTTGGCCGTGGTCGGATCGTTGCGACCGAGCCCGGGCAAGGCGAGAAGCCCCGCGAGGTGGAGCACATTCGGATCGGTATCGGAAACCCACGAATAGCCCCTCTCATCGAGCACGGCCATGGCGCACCCAAGGAAGGCATTGATTCCCCATTCTTCGGCGGTCCAAAGATAGCGAATGCACCCGCGCCGAAACCGTCGCGGCTTGCGAAGGATGCGCGCGCGGCAATCAAGGCGCTCGTCGGCATCCAAACTGTACCCGAGGCGCGTGCCGAGCTTAGTGGGGTCAGGTTCCACTAGGCCCTCGATACGGGCGCGCGCTAGCGTCTCGGTCGCTAACGCCTCGATTTGAAAGCCGGCCCCCCACGCGCGAGATAGGGCCGCGGTAAGCACTTCGCGGCTTGCGTACATTTTGCGAACATTCCCAAAAAGCGACGCGATTGGATATAGCAAAATGACAAAAAGAATTGCGCCGATCGAAGAGCTCGATCGGCGCAATTTGTTCGCGGCGGTTTTTTTCTTTACGACGCGCGCGCGCGCGCTCGTACGCGATCGGTGCCGTGGTGCAATTGTGACCATTCCGTCACGATCCGGGTAAGCGCCTCGCCGTTCGTTTGCACGCCGAAAGATTGCTTCGCCTCGCGGAGTCGTTTCATGAGCGCGTTGAATTGCCCGAATTTTACGCCGATACCGATATGCCGAAGACGGCTCGACTCGCTCCCTAGCGCTTCGTCGACGGCGGCTTGGAATTCGCACGGCGACATTTCGAGGGCCTTGGCTTGCCACCGGCTGAACTCGCGGCCGTCCTTGGCATGCTTGGAAATCCGTGCGAGCTGCCGAAGCTTCGTCGGGCTCTTCGGCAATTGCTCGGGGTCAAGCGACCTGTGCACAAATAGCTCTTCGTGCAAGAGCACAAGCCGACGCGCCGGCCCTTGATGGATGCCCACCTCATGCTCGGCCCATTCGTCAAAATTATCGTGCCCCCACGCGTTTACGAGCGAGGTTTCGGATCCGCTCTTGTCGATCGACGCGTGATAGACGGTGTAAAGAATTTTCGCGAGGTCGAGATTTGTGGCCGTGTATTTGCCCATCGCCTCGCGCGCGGCCAAGCGGAGCGCGTCCGCTTGGGTCGCTGTTAGTTTGGTCGTGTCGATCTTCATGGTTCGGATCTCCCCTTACTGGTTTGCGTTGCTTGACTCACGACGAAGCGAATTGCTTCGGCGCCCCATTTCCTTAGTAGCTCATCGGCGCTCGCCGGCACCGGCTCGCCGGCCTCGCCCGATCCGTGGTGGTGGTTCGAAGCTTCGAGCACGGCGCGGATTCGCATCGTGTGGTTAGACGGTTCGCGCGGGGTCGGGGTCGGGCTCACGCCCAAGGGTAGCTCGCGCTGCCGCGGCACCACGGCGAGGCCGGTGCCCGGGCCCTCCAAGTGGGCGAGGGCCTTTTCAAGTTTTTCTTGTGTTCGTGACGTGATGCCGCCGGTTTTGTTGAGAAAGAGATAGAGCGCCGACGATGTGGCAAAGCCATACTGGGCCGCGAACTTCGGGATGGAAAGCTTGTGGCGCGTCAGCACGGCCGCCAAGCGGCGCCGTAAGGCGTCATTCTCCGCCGGTGTTAACAGGTGATTCGCCCCCCGCTTCTCGCGGGCGATCTTCGGTGGCCGGCCCATCTTCTTCGGTGGCCGGCCTCGACGTGGGGCATGATTGCCGCGTGTCGCGCCGCCACGAGGTGGCGCCACCGGGCCCCCGCGCTCCATGATCTTGGCGATGGCCCCGCGGATTTCCGCCGCGCGGGGGCTCGACGGCACCGCGTTACCGGTGCGGTAGTGATAAAGCGTCGTCTCCGCAACGCCCATCTCTTTCGAGAGGGTGCGCATGGCACCGGGTAAGGATCCAAATGCTTTGTAGGCTTGATGGAATTCGGCGAATTCTTCGGGGCTCATTCTCTTTTGCCAAACCACACGGGCGCTCCTTTCGCGTTCAATTATCGCAAGTGCCCCACGAACGTGGGGCAAGAGTGGGCAGCCCGCGCAATGTGGGCCGCGCAGTGTGCGCCGTTTTTTCCAACCCGGCCGATAGGCTCGCCTCGCACCATGATCCGCGTGGTGGGGGGAGCGGGCGGCATTTCAGGGCGCTTTCTTCTCAGCGCGGGGATAGAGCGTCGCTCTAGCGTCGTCGGTGGTCGGCTCTTGCATGATGAAATCCCCCCTTTCGGGGGCTGGCTTCATGTTGCCGCCGTGCTCATATCATTTTGCGGCGCGCATACGCAAATCAGAAGGGCGACGGCCGGGGGATGCGGCGCGCCCTTCGAGGGTGGAATAACGGATCCGATCGACCTCGGTGGCCGTCTCCCACGCGTACCACGACACCGATAAAACAAGCTCGCGCGTCACTTTGGAGACGTGCCGAAATACCGGCAGCTCTGCCCCCGCGCGGAAAGCGGCCGGGGGGAATAAATGCGGATCGTTGGCTCGCACTTCGGCCACCACGGTGGCCCACCCGGCGAGCTCACTGTGCTTACGGCGTTTGGTTCCACGGCGCGGGGGAATGTCGCCCGTCGGCTTCGGTAGTCTGCCCTCGCCATAGCGAAGAAGCGCCGGGGTCACGCGCAAGGCTTCGGCGAGCCTTGCGAAAGTCTCGTCTTCGTGGTGCGAGCGGACCCCGCGGATCGTCTTCGAGAAAGTCGAGAGGGGGAGCGCATAGGCTCGCTCTAAGGCGCGGAACTTGGGGGGCTCGCCCGCGAGGTCACGGGGTAAGCAGTGGTAGAGGTACCAAACGCGATCGGCGAGCGTGGATAGTTCGTGCATGTCGCGGCTTAGTGTAGTCCGGGTGGCAACCCGTTACCAAGTGCAAAATCTGTGGATAACCCACCTTAGTTAGGGGCCCGCCCTTGGCCCGAAGCGCCCCCGCGTGCGATCGAAGACGGCAGCGGTGGGCCTAGCGGGCATCGTGTCGCCGGCTTGACATCGTGATGCCGACGGGGTTAGAAAAGCGGGCTAGGGGGGGCCATGACGGAGACGACCCGATCCGTTGCTTCGGATAAGCTAGACGCGGTCTTAGCCAAAGGGGGGCCCGTCGCGGCGGCGCTTCTTCGCCGGTACCACCGGACGGTGCTCTGGCGACTCCGCACGGGTCGGCGCTCGGCTGCCCCCGACACGCGCGACACGATCGCCGAGCTCACCGGTTACAAGATCGCCTTAGTCGATTGGGTAAAGCCCGCGCGCGGCCCGCGCCGGTGCCGTGCTTGTGGCGGGGTGGCCCCGTGATCGCGTGGGGGCTTGGCCTTGTGGTGGTGGTCCTTATCGTAGCAAGCGAGCTCAAACGGCAACGCCTAGCCAAGGCCGTCGCCAAGCTCTACCGGCGCGATAGGGGTGACCATGACGGCCGCTAAGGTCGTCGCGGGCGAGCGTCGGTGGGTCGTCGAGCGAGGCGATTGCCTCGACCTTATGCGCACACTGCCCGACGAAAGCATGGACGCGATCGTGACCGATCCGCCGGCCGGTGTGGCCTTCATGGGATCCGATTGGGATAGCGACAAGGGCGGGCGCGACCTGTGGATCGCGTGGCTCGCCGAGCGCTTCGCCGAAGCCTTTCGCGTGCTCAAACCCGGCGGGTACGCCGTCGTGTGGGGCTTGCCGCGTACGTCGCATTGGACGGCCACCGCGCTCGAAAACGCCGGCTTCGAGGTACGCGATCGGCTTGCGCATTGGTTCGGGTCGGGCTTTCCCAAATCGCTCGACCCCGAGACGGCCGCGACTTTGGCCGGGCGCCCGTACCCCAACCCCGACCCCGCGGCCTATGAGCTCATCGATTGGGCGAAGACCGAGCGCGCCGGGTGGGGCACGGCGCTTAAGCCCGCGTGCGAGGATTGGCACCTCGTTCGAAAGCCACCGCGCGGCCCGGTTATCAAGAATGCGCGGGCGCTCGGCACCGGCCTAATCAACGTCGAGGGCTGCCGCGTGCCCCACGCGAGCCCGGCCGACCTCGCCGACCACACGGCCGGCGTCGACGCGATTAAGGCGCGCGGCGGGGTCTTCGATAACTCGTGGGCCAATGACTCGGACCTATCCGGAGCGAACGACGTAAGCGCGGCGGGCCGGTGGCCGAGTCACTTGCTCTTGAGCCACGCGCCGGGGTGCGAGCTCACGGGCACGCGCAAGGTCAAGGCGGCGCCCTCTTGGTATGCGACCGATCGCGAGCCGGCCCTATTCACCGGCGCGGAATGCTCGGAAATTATCCACGGCGACGGCGACGGCTTCGAGACGGTCGAGGCGTGGGCATGCGTCGACGGCTGCCCGGTCAAGGCGCTCGATGGGCTCGAGGGGGGCGACGCTTCGCGGTTTTTCTCGACGTTCGCGCCGTTCTTTTACGGGCCCAAGGCGGGCCGCCAAGAGCGCGAGCGGGGGTGCGAGTATCTAACGCCCACCGTCGTCGACGAAGCCCACCCGCCGGGGTCCCTTGGCGCCAATAGCCCCCGCGCGGGCGCGGGTCGCAAGAGCAAGCGGCGTAACTTCCATCCCACCGTCAAAAGCCTCGACCTCATGCGGTGGCTTTGCCGCTTGGTCTGCCCGCCGGGGGGCGTGGTGCTCGATATGTTTACGGGCTCGGGATCCACCGGGGTCGCGTGCTCGGCCGAGGGCTTTCGCTTCGTGGGCTTCGAGGCCGACGACGCGTTTGCGGAGATTGCACGCGCGCGGATCATCGGCGACGCGCCGCTATTGAATATCGGCGGGGGGGCAATGTAATGCGATGGGGAGACGAGCGTTATGTGCGTTTTTACACGCGCAACTCCCCCGAGTGGTGCTTGCTCTCATGGCAAGCCCGCGGGCTCTTCGGGCTCATCCTTCGCGAGGTCGATCGAGCGGGCATTTTGCCGACGGGCAAGCTCGGCTTAAAGGCCGTGGCCGTCGCCGTGCGCGCAACGTGGGACGAGATAGAAAAACCCTTGTCTGAATTGATCTTAGACGGATGCGTCACGCACCGTGACGAAATGAAGTGCCTCGTGGTGCCGAACTTCCTAGCGGCCCAAGAGGCACACGCGAGTGACCGTGCGCGTCAAAGGGCCATGCGTGAGCGAGCACGCGACTTTTCGAACGCTTCGTCACTTGGCGTGACGGAGACGTCACAAGGCGTGACACACGGTCACGACGCAAACGGCTTGCGTGAGAAATCGTCACCCCTAGCCGTGCCTAGCCGTGCTGTACCTAGCCGTGCTGTGCCGGTGCGTGACAAACCCACGACGGCAACGGCAGCGAACAAACCACCGAGCCCGGCCGAAGACATCGAACGCGCGATCCGACGCTTTCGACTTTTCGATCCGCTCGACGCGCCCGCCCTCGCCGAGCACCACGCCGGGCGCATGCTTACCGACTCGCAACGCGTGTCATGGGTCGTCGACGCGATCGAGCTCTGTGCCGCCAAGCACGACGGCTTAGGGCTCATGCCGGCCGCGCTGCAAAGCCGGCTTGTGGGTTTCATGCGGCACGCGCGAGCGCCGCGCGCCGACGCCGAGCCGGTCAAAGTGATCGAGTCACGCGACGACCCCGAGATCCTTGCCGCTGCGATCCGCGACGGCGAAGCGCGCCGCAAAAAATACGAGAAGGATCCCCAATGAACGGCCGCGTCCCCCAACATGACATCGGCGCCGAGCGGGTCGTGCTTTCGGAGTGTCTCTCGTCGCCCATGCAACTCGCGCTCGTCGCGGGCGCCGTGGAGCCCCGCCATTTCTTCCACGAGCCCCACCGGCGCGTCTTCGAGGCGATCGTGGGGCTTCATGGCCAAGGCCGCGCGATCGACGTCGTAGCAGTCGCTGGGTGGCTTCGCGACCACGAGCGCCTTGCACAGGTCGGAGGCGCTAGCGCGCTCGCCGAAATCGTCGACGTGACCGGCGTACCGGCGAACGTCGAAGACCACGCCGAGCGCGTGATCGATCTTGCGCGCTTGCGGGATCTCGTGGCCGAGTGTCAACGCATCGCGGCCGAGGGCTACGCCGTCGCGGGCGACGTCCAAGCCTTTCTCGACGAAGCCGAGCAACGGATCTACCAAATCGCCGCGCGCGAAAGTCGCACCGAGGCCGCGCCGATGAGCGTCGTTTGCGGCGAGGCGTACGAGCGCATGGTGATTGCCGAAGCGCGAAGCGGCGAGGTCGAATTACCAACGGGGCTCGACGACCTCGATAAGAAAATCGGCGGGCTCGGACGCTCGGGGGTTACCGTCATGGCCGCGCGGCCGGGCATGGGAAAGACCACGCTTGCCACGCTCGCGGCCGAAACGGTCGCCATGCAAGGCGATCCGGTCGCGTTCTTTTCACTCGAAATGCCCCGTTGGCAATTGGCGTTGCGTATGGCGTGCTCAAGGGCGCGGGCGAGCGTGCACTATGGGTTAAACGGGTGGCTCGACGCCGAAGCGCGCGCGCGGGTGCTTCGCGCCGGCGATGAGCTCGGCAAGCTGCCGATTTGGATCGACGCGTGCCCGACCATGACGATCACGCAACTCCGATCCAAGGCGCGCATGCTCGCGGCCAAGGCGGGGGGCCGTCTCGGTCTTATCGTCGTCGATTATTTGCAGCTCATGCGCGGGCAAGATGGCGGCGGGCGGCAAACGCGTGATCGCGAAGTGTCGCTCATCACGGCGGGCGCCAAGCAACTCGCCAAAGAGCTCGATTGCGCCGTGCTCTTGCTTTCCCAATTGAATCGCGAATGCGAAGCCGAGCGCGACAAGCGCCCGCGCCTTGCGCATCTTCGCGAGTCGGGGGGCATCGAGCAAGATGCCGACGCCGTGGTTTTCATCTATCGCGACGAGTATTACAACGGCGATAAGAGCGAAGACGCGGGCAAGGCCGAATTGATTGTAGCCAAGCAACGCAACGGGCCCACCGGATCGGTCAAGGTGGGCTTTCATGGACCGTCGACGTCGTTTTTTAACCTAGGGGGGCTGAGATCATGAGCGACACACAATCGGAATTGAATGCCATGGGGATCTGCTGCGAAGCATTCGACACGCTACCGCCCGAAGCTCACAAGCGGATCTTGCAATACCTCGCCGATCGGTATCTCGTCGCGGCGGCCATCGAAAAGAAAATCAAGGCGGCAGCGGTCCCCCCGCCCCCCGCGACGAGCGAGCCCCCACCGTACCCGGTGCGCTCATGAATACCCCCGAGCTCGCCAAGATCGCATACGAGACTTACGCCGAGCACACATCCTGGAAAAACTTTTGGGGCTCGGTGCCCTCGTGGGCGATGCTGCCCGAGAAGATTCGCGAAGCGTGGATCGCCTCGGTGCAAGCGGTGCTCGTCGCAATCGAAGACGAAGCGCCGATCGACATTCAAATCGGGGATGAGCCATGATTTGGCTCGCGTGCGAAGGGTGCGCGGCCGAAATCGTCGTCGATCCCACCGACGGCAATACGCCGGACTTCGACGAAGATGCCACCACGGCGCGCACGCTCGCATTCGTCGAGGTGCACGCGCCGTGTGGGATCCTCTTTCGGCTTCGTGACTCCTACGGCCGATCCTATGAGCACATGATCCCTAAGGCGGCCAGTTAGGGCAGCAAATGCGGCATCCGGGCGAACGTGAAAGCGAGCACAAGAAAAGCGCACGCAAATACGAGGCGTCCCATTTCGGCCGCCTTGCCGTTCGTCGAGAACGCGTAACAAAGCGCGCCCCCCGTTGCCGTGAGTACCAGGAAAAGTAGAACCATGATCCGCACCCCCACGGGCCAAGCATGAGCGATCGGCCGAAGCAAATCGATACACGCCGAAGCGACCCGCGGGCCGTCGCCACGGCCTTGCAACTCTTGAAAGCCCTAACCCCCGACGATCGCGCGGCGATCTTCTGTTGGTTCTGCCGACATTGCTGCCGGTACACGGGGCCCGGCGAGTGGTGCCGGTGCGAGCTCGATAGCCAAGGGGGGCCATGAGCGAAACGGATCTCGTTATCGCGATCCTCGAAGCCCTCGCCCTTGAGCCCGGGGTTATCGCTTGGCGCAACGCCCAAATCACGGCGCGTCGAAGTGGGCGCCCGGTGCGCGGCGGGCTCGGCACGGGCAGCGCGGACATTATCGCTTGCGTCGGCCCCATGGGGAGCTTTCTTGCCATCGAGGCCAAGAGCCCCAAGGGCAAGGCGCGCCCGGCTCAAATCACTTGGCGTGCCGACCTCGAAGCCCACGGGGGGATCTACGTCGTGGTGCGCTCGGTGCGTGAGGCGCTCGAAGCCGTGCGACTCGTACGCGACGGGGGGCGCGGGGTCGGTGCTTGCACCCGGCATGTCACCCCGTGCCCATGGTGCGAGGCATTCCTAGCGGCGTGTGCGTCGAGGGCGGGGGCGCAACCATGAGCACCGGGCCCGGCCTCGCCTGCCTAACCGCTCCCCCCGATTTCAAGGGCCGTGCCGATCCGTTGTCAAGAGAAATCGGGCGCGCTTGTCATCACACGGGCATCGTGATGCCCCGAGCGGATAGGCCGACCTACCACCCACCATGTAGGTATACGGGCATCACGATGCCCCTACCCGTTAGCCGGCCTATACGCCTCGCGGTAAGGCCCATGGGCTCGGTGGGGCTAGACCACGCGGGCTATCCTAAAAGCGGCATCACGTGGCGTGAGCGCGCGGCAATCGGCAATCGCGTCGCCCACCGGCCAAACAGTTTAGGAGACGCCAAGACCAAGAGGAGTGTCGCGTG